CACTTATAGTCACAAATCACACCTATGATGTCATCGGATCTTATGTCCCTACTAAAGAAATGGGAGGCGGCTCTGGTCTCAAATATGCCTCGTCTACGATCATTTATCTCTCAAAGAAAAAGGAAAAGGATCAGAAAGAAGTTGTTGGTAACCTTATTAAAGCTAAGACGGCAAAGTCGAGACTCTCTAGAGAGCATAAAGAAGTAGAGATACGTTTATTCTTTGATGAACGTGGTCTTGATAAGTATTATGGACTTCTTGAATTGGGAGAGATCGGAGGCTTGTGGAAAAATGTTGCTGGAAGATATGAAATGAATGGTAAGAAAATATATGCCAAACAAATATTAGCAAATCCTGAAGAATATTTCACTGAAGATATAATGAATAAACTTGATGCTATAGCAAAAGAGGAATTCACATATGGTTAGATTGAATGATCTTGTTAAGATCTTTCCTCATACAATTAAACCTAAGACTTGTAGAAAATTAATAGAAATATATGAGGAGAATAAAAGTTCTCATGAGAGATTAGATAATGATAGAAGACCAAATTTTACTCAATTAAATTTTACTAATATTCATAGAAATAATAGAGAGTATGCAAATATTCATCAGAGTATTGTTTCTATAATTAAGCAGAAACGTGATGAGTATTATGAATTTGTGGATAGAAGATGCTTTCCTGATACACATCAATTGGAGTTTATTAGGATTAAGAAGTATGAGAATAATGGAGAGGATGAATTTGATACTCATGTAGATGTTATAGATCATTCTTCTGCTAAAAGATATCTTGCATATCTTTGGTATCTTAATGATATTGAGGAGGGAGGAGAAACTAATTTTGATGGGTTGACAATTCGACCAGAATCTGGGAAACTATTAGTATTCCCTCCTATGTGGATGTTCCCTCATAACGGAAAACCTCCTGTGAGTGAACCCAAGTATATTATGAGCACCTATCTTCATTATAAAGATGGAAAAAATTGAATTTGTAGTTTTAAGAAATCTAGTAAATGATGAAAAGTATACTAGAAAGGTTTTACCTTTTATCAAGTCTGAATACTTTGAAGAGGAAAGTGAGAAGATAGTTTTTGAAGAGATTGAAAATTTTGTAGAAAAATATAATGATCTTCCTACGAAAGAGATTCTTTCTATTGAAGTTGAGAAACGTACATCAGTTACAGAAGATACTTTTAAGGTATGTACTCAACTTATTGAGGCTTTAAATGAAGAAGATATTGAGCATGATTGGTTAGTTGAAACCACAGAAAAGTGGTGTAGAGATAGAGCTATATACTTAGCGTTAATGGAATCCATTCAACTTGCCGATGGCAAGGATGAAAAGAAAGGGAGGGATGCTATACCTAGTATTCTTTCTGATGCTCTTGCCGTGTCATTTGATAATAATGTCGGACATGATTACCTTGCCAATTATTCAGAAAGATATGAGTATTACCACAAAAAGGAGGAAAAGATCGAATTTGATCTTGAATATTTTAATAAAATTACCAAAGGTGGCCTCCCTAATAAAACTCTTAATATCGCTCTTGCTGGTACGGGTGTCGGAAAGAGCTTATTCATGTGCCATATGGCTAGCTCCGTCTTGCTCCAAGGACGGAACGTTTTATACATTACAATGGAAATGGCAGAAGAGAAGATTGCTGAACGAATTGATGCAAATCTTTTAAATATACCTATACAGGATTTAACAGATCTTCCTGAAGTAATGTTTGAAACAAAAATTAATAACCTTGCAAAGAAGACTCAAGGTAAGTTAATTATAAAGGAATATCCAACAGCATCGGCACATTCGGGACATTTTAAAGCATTGCTTAATGAATTGGCCTTGAAAAAGTCCTTTAGACCTGATATAATATTCATAGATTACTTAAACATCTGTGCCTCATCAAGATACCGTG